ATATCTTCGATTTGACCGAGGTTCTGACCGCCGTTCAAGGTAGTGATTTCAGTACCTTTTCCACCTTCTCGTCGAGGCATCCAAAAGTCTTCCATCATAGAGAGGTGTTTACGGTCATCTCTGATCTCGCCAGTGGCTGCATCGTAGACAACTTTATTTCTATACTTGTTCATGATATCATTAACGTATTGCTCAGCTTTAAGCTTAGGCAAGTTACCTACGTCAATGTAAAATATTCTTCTTTCAGGTGCTCGCGATACACGGTAGATTACCAATGCATCTTCGATCATCTTCAACTGGTTTACTGGTTTAATTGCTTTATGTAGATGACCTAACATAGTGTTAGAGTTAGCGTCTACTAAACCAGAAGGACAATAGATTACCGAATCAATCGATAACTTAACGCCTTGACTTGTATTCTCGTTGATACCCTTATCGTTGTAGATATAGAACTCTTCTATACTTTTAACAACGTCGATACCCCTTTCGTTCTTACCTTTTTTAAGGTTCTTGATCCTACGAATCTTACGTGGATCAACGAATCGTAATTCTTGGATACCTTTAGAGATATCTGTATCATCTAATAAGATGTGATAGTATAATCTACCATCAACGTACCATGACCTAAATATGTCATGACCTTTATGGTTAAACTTATAAAGCTTGAGGATATTCTCAAACTCTTCAGACATTAACTTCTTAATAGATGTAGAAACTTTGACGTCGTCTAATACGATCTCAACTGGACTCTCATCAGAGTTAGCTACGATCGCTTCATTAACGATGTCTTCTACAGCATTATCGCAATCACCATACTGTGATACTTCACGATAACGTCTAATTAAATCATTCTCATTCTTAATAACGCCTTCAAGATCTACAGTCATGCCATAATAGGCTGCTGCGGCTCCTAAAGTCGATATAAGTGTTGAGCCATCATCGACTGATGGGGCGACTACGTCACCCCCAGTCCTTTTAAGTTGCTTCTTCTTTATCTCAAATCCAAAGATTTCCATGATATACCTCTAATTATAAAGTTCCAATTAAACTGGAAGTGGGAATGTACCAACTGGAGTATTAACAGCAACGCTAACTCCAAAGTTAGAACCCGATGTAGATGTTTCAGATGTCCAGTAATTGTATGTAAAGCTTACATCAAACATTTCCATTTGATTAACAGCATCGTAATCAACTGCAATAGCACCAACTTCTGTTGGGTATGCATCGTGGAATTTATAGCTCTTAACGATAGCTCCATTACGATCTAACTGGTGAACTCTTAAGTCCACTTGATAGTCTCTTGGGTTTGTACGACCGTTAGTTTGACTATGATTTTGTACTCCATCTGACCATTTTTCCATAGCATTACGGATACTAAATGTAGTATCGTTGTAGATAGATATATTCCATGGTGCAAATATTCTTTCACCTGCAAAGTTAACTGCTCGACCTCTGTATTGGATAGCCATGTTCTCAACTGTAGAAGCTGGTAATTGAGCAGCTTTACATAAGAACTGTGATTGTAAACCAACAGCAGTACCGGCAGTCACATATGAAGGGAATGTTAATTCAACACGGAATTGATTAGGGCGGGCGCCGCCACCAATCAACTGTGCTTTAAAATCGCTAATGTTTGCCATATTTTATCCTTTATTTTTTCCTATTGTTATTTATATGCTAAGCACCGATTTCTTCAAACTTAACTGAGCTTCTTGCAGCAATGAAGTTAAGTGTAATGAAGTTGATCGAACGATTAGGTTTAATATAGATATCGGCAATGAACTCATTACGGTCGATAACTTCTCCAGTATTATTTGTGTCATCACATTTAACACGGAAGTCAGTAACGCCTCGACGACCTTGTACGTCTCGTAAGAACGGTTCAACTAAGTTTTTAAATTGCGCTCTTGTGAATGAATCGTTGAATTCAAAGAGTTGGAACTTAGCTGCTGTAGCGATAGCTTTTTCAAGTACGATGAATAAACGGCGTACGTTGATACGATCAAATGCACTAGGTTTAGCTAATAGTGTCTTATCGCCAAATAAAACTGTACCTTGACCTGGGAAATTAACGACTGGGTTAATACCGCTCTTGTAAAGGTTATCTCTTTCTGTTTTACCTGGGTTAACAGCAAGCTTAACTACGTTCTTAACTTGACCGCGGTTTAAACCAGCTGGAGACCACCATGGATCATTTGTATAATCTGTACGAGCAGATAAGCCAGCGATGTCACCGTTAAGTGGCACCCAACGATACTTATCGTTGTAACGATCATACTGATATTTAGCACCAGAATCTAATACTGCATATGATGTGCTTGGTAGTTCGTTGCGGTATTCTATAGCTGCATCCACCATATCAGATACATTAGCGCCGTAAATGAAGTCACCATCGGTACCACCTGAAGTGTTACTAATGATGTATTGTGGTGATACGAATACTACGCAGTCTTTACGAACTTCAGCAACGTTATTGATAACAAACTCTGCAACTGTTTCAGAAGCTTTACCTAATGGGATCAATGAAACATCATAGAGCTCGTCGTTAGCGAATATCTCAAAACCAGTTTGAATCTCGCCGTCTGTAGCTGTGAAGTCATCAACGCCACCAGATAGAGTAGATTCCGTAACTGCTGTAAGGTCTTTAAAACCTACAGCTGCCGCAGCAGTTCCCCAAGCTACACCTGATGTACCAGTACCACCAACTGAAGTACTAACTGATGTCGTATGATCCATCCACCATACATATCTAGATTGTGAGTTGATCACGTCTTTATAGTAGTTGTTTGAACCATCAGATTTCTTAGCATCTCCAGCTTTAGATACGTATGCAAATTTTTCTAATACTGTACCTGCTGTTCCAGACCATTGACCATCTGCATCTACGATCACTATATGTAGTTCATCATTAGAACCGCCTACTGAATCAGCGTATGCTGAAGTACCTGGAGCTGAGTCGAATTGTGCTTCAAAATCCCAACCAGAATAAGTTTCAGCGTCTGCCATAGAAACTTTAATTGAGTTACCTAATGTGCCAGGGTATTTAGCAGCCCATTCGCCAACTACACCTTCACCGGCACCGTAAGAGTTGTCATAAGCTTCAAAGTTATTGATTTTAACACCTGAAGTTGTAATTGATGCTGTAGCAGTAGCATCTGTACCTGGACCAGTAGCAATACTTACTGAAGGAGCAGATGTATAACCTGAACCTGGGTTTGTGATTGTAATGCTACTAACTGAACCGCTAGTTAAATTGGCTGTTGCAGTAGCTTGGATACCACCAGAAACGTTTGGAGCTCCTATTGTAACAGCTGGAGCTGTAACATATGAGTCACCGTCTTCAGTGATTGTAAAACCTGTAACTGTACCTGTCTTTGTAGTGACAGCATTTCTATTGCCAGAAGTATCTACGCGGACTGTTAATAGATTGTTTGTGTATGCTAGGAAGTTTGCTGCAGTGAAAAATGATTGTGCTGTTGAGTCATTTGGTTTACCAAATCGCTGTACTAACACATTCTCAGATGTGATTGTAACAGGATCTAATACTGGACCCCATGCAAATACACCAGCGAAAGCACCTGCAGATGTAGCTACTGCTGGAACTATCGCAGAAAAGTCTTTCTCGACTACCGCAACTCCTGGAGATAATTGAAACGCCATTTGTTGATTCTCCTTAAATTATGATTTTTATGATATAAGCTAGAGTCACCTCTATACCTATATTTATAACTCTTAAAAATTCAATAGGACCTGTTCGTCCTGCCCACCCCTACCATCATCTATAAAACCAAATGGGGTGAGTTCATCCTCTATCTGTTTAATACGATTCTCATACATATCTTGTCTGATATTAATATTATTTAGGTCTTTAAAGTATGGATTTGTGGTCAACCACCCAAATAATACTAATGTCATAACTAAGTCATCATGATAACCTTCATCAGCCTCGTAAGAGCCCTTGTTGTTCTCGATGAAAGTCGATATCTCTTGTATAGTATCAATGTCTTGGACTAAAAGTCTATTCTCTTCGACCAATGCCTTGAAGTTCATACAACCGATTCTTTTTACTTTCCTATCAGTATTAACTCCTAGTTGTGCTTTACCACCGCCGAAGCCGCCTGATAC